AATACGTATATGTTACAGTTGAGATAATTTTCTAACAAACTTGTGAAATATTTTGGGTCTAGATATTTATTTGAGTTTAGGATATCTGCTATTTCTTTGTCAGTAAAGTCGTACATTTCCTGTTTACACGACGCAATGTATTTTGGTTCTGCGAGCTTGCGTCTTTGTCTTAGAAGATAGTTTTCACGAGATGTATCACTGTTTAGTCCCATGTCTAATATACCTGTCTGCGACCAAAGTCCCTCCATCACACAGTCCAAGAAACTGCTGTTTGTATTATATACACCCTTACGTAGATACATGTATGCATCATCGTCGTCAAACAACTTGATAGTCTGCTCTATTTCATCAGGTAATTTACCGTATTTGTCATATGTTAGAAATTTGTTAGTTATGATGAAATCTTGTTGGTCGGGGTTTACGTTTTGTTTGAGTTCTTGTCCGAAGAAGTAATGTCCGTATGGTTTACCTTCCATATTTGCGTGGTCGCTGACATAACAACATGGCAACCATGGGACCAAGTCCTTGTTTCCAAGTTGATTATCTCTAAGTCCAGGATATTTAGCATCGCTATGTTCGCATATGTAATTACGTTGTGGAAACCCTTCGTCTGGGGTCTTAGGATAAGTCATAACAACCTTTCCATCTGCTATAGCTTGTGGAACCTCTTCATCTTCTATGATGGTTGGTTGTTTGGGACACTTTGGCGGGTAACCTTTGACGAATACTTCAGGTGCTATATCCTTGAGCTTTAGACTTTTTGGTAATTTTGGAGGTCTTTTAGTTCTTTCTCCAAACTTTGGTAAGAACTTACGATAAAAGGTAACTATCTTCTTGTATTGATTATTGTAAATATACATTAACTTACTGAAGATATTCTGGAACAGTTCCACTGAAGTCATATTATCAGCTTTGGTGATTTTTACTCTTACGTAATCAGAACCATAGGGGAACATATTCATGATATCTTTCCCTTTCAATACTGGATCACCTTTTTCTGAAACTTTTTCTGTAATATTTGCGGTTATGTAACCTGTGTTAGCACTTTCAAAATGAATATATACACTATCTTTCTTCTTGGTAGCTTTATCACGTTCATCAATAGCTAACAACGAAGAAAATAGAGGATTATTCAATATGATATCAGCTATTACGTATTTATCAAGAGTTTGTTTGGGAAAGTAGAATGAACCATTTACATTACTTTCTTTAATTTCTGTTATTTTCATGTTTGGGACGGTTTTGAAAAGTTCTAAGAATGAATCAATATATTCTTGTCTTGATACACTTTGGGTGGAACTGGTCAAGGACATTTCAACAACTATATTTTCCTTGTCATTATCTGTATTAATACCCATAGCTACAGTAGAGTAATCCTCATTGACAGCTCCACCTAATTCTTTTCGTTGAAGTATCTTAAACAGAATAATGTTAGGTAAGGTGATTTTTGTTTCTTCGCCCCACTCTGGAAAGGGTGTAAAGTCTTTTAGAATCTTATAGAACGAACCAATATACGCTAAAGGAACTTTAGGAGTGAGCTGAATAGAATTGAATAGCTCTATAATAGAAATATTATCTGCTGTGAGAATAATAGAAAAATTTGAGCGTTCAAGTTCAAATTCTGTGAATGGTAATTCTTCGGCGTCGGCGAGTTCCTTATACATTTCAAGTTGTTGATTTGTATCAGTAATATTCTTGTTAATATTGTATTCTAAATCTTGTGTTATTTGTTGGCGATTGTCCCATATACTTTTAACATTAACTTTTTCGGTGATATTTTCGTTTTTGTCAAGTTCTGTTTGTGTTAAAAGAAGAATAGAGCCTTGTAAGTTTTCGGGCATACCGCTTACAGCCTTATTAAAAACGATAAACATCTTAATTACGTCGTTTTCAAGGCTAAGTTTCTGTTGTTTTAGTTTATCTTCTATATTTCCATAAAGTGTCTTAAACTCTGGTTTGGTAGCTGATTTCTTGATAAAATCTAACAAATCTTCAACCTCTATGTTTTGATTGGTATTAAAATCAGCTTGTGTTGGAATACCGTTTTTGAAGTAAAGATATTTGGGTAGTGTCTTCATATTCATTGCTATTCTGTTGATTATAGTCTGGGTGGTATCCATGTCATAGATTTTAAAAGTTTTACCATTGATTCTCACCATTTTGTTAATTAGCAAGACTTATTTAGAATATAATAAAGTTATTATATTATCCAAATGGGGTATTATCTCTGTTTGATATTAGTTCTTTTATGGCTTCTTTGGAAAGGCATTTGTGAATTGGTCTGGCAGGACTGTACATCTTAAGTATCATATCTATAATATGTTCGTCTTCTTTTTTCTTGCTATACAGTATGCTAAAATCTAACTTTTCACTCAGAAGAGGTCTAATACCTTTCAGAAAAGTAAAAATTTTACCAAGATAATAAGGAGATGGAATTGCTCCGTTATTACAATCAAGTATAAAGACTGCCCTTTTATCGTTATTTGACTTTAATAGCTCTACTACTTCGTTTAAAACACAATCAACAAGTACTTGTGTATCTGGAGCGTCCCAGTCATCGGATGATTTACATTTAAGAATTTTATCGGAATCCCATAATACTTTGTTGAGTAAAAGCATTTTTGTTATGTTATGATTACTTCTATAAATATGTGATTTAAGGTATTAATAGAAGTAAGTTAAAATGCCAGTGTTATTCAAATGTAAGACAGGAGAAGCATACTATATCAAAGTACTCGCTGAACTACTCACAAACAACCTTAAGACAGGATGTTTTGAAGTATCTGAACAAAGTATTACACTAAGAATGTTTGACCACCATCGTAAAACAATGGTTGACTTGGAACTACTAGCAGAAAATTTTTCAGTATACAAGTATAAATTAGAAAATAACTTCTGTATGGGGTTAAACCTCAATCATTTCCATAAAATGCTAAAGTCTATCAAGAAGAAGGACTCCCTCCAACTTTTTATTGATAGCGACAACACTACAGAACTAGGTATCAAAACAATTCCCAAAGAAAATACACGTATTACAACCTCAGGTATTAAGATTCAAACTATCCAAAACTTAGACATAGATATTCCCGAGGGATATGGTAAGCCAGTAATTGTCTTGTCATCTGAGTTTCAAAAAATGTGTAAAGATTTGAGCAGTATTGGTAGTACTAATATTACTGTCGTAGCCAAGAATTTCCACATTGAGTTCATTGCTGATGCGGATGGTATTTTGAAGAGAAAGGTTGTTTTTGGAGAGAATGATGATTCCAGTGACGAGGATGAGAATGATAATTCTAACCCAGAATATAATGCTACATTTGCCACGGACCAGCTTTCGCGAATTACCAAGTTAGCCGGACTGAGTGGTAATATGCAAATCTTTCCAGCCTCTGGTAATCTACCTTTGTTATTTCGTTCGAACATTGGTAGTCTGGGAAAGATAGCAATATTTATCAAGTCTAAGGAGTTATTGGCTAACGAATCTTCAACATTCCTATCTGATGATTCTGATTGTGATTAAAAATTTCTCAATTGATAATAAATGTTAGACATAACCGAGGTTAAAAAAACATTTACTATCATACTCACATTATTTGTGTTTTGTCTCGCATTCTTAGCCTTATTCAAACCACCATGTGTAATGATTATTAATAAAGACACTGGTAAACTTGGTTTATCATGGACTTTATTATTCTTGTACTCAATAATATTCAGCATTATAGCAGGAATAATATATATTAGCATGAACAAAGTTAAGAAAGAACCAGAGGAAATACCAACAATTACCACAGATGGTTATTCAATAAATTAGCTAAATTCATCTGTTAATAAACCACCACCAAAACCAAATACTACATATAATGTACTAAAAGCAACCATAGATACAGTAAAAGCTACCAGAAATGATATTAATAAGCTTTTGACTGATGTCTGCCTAATAACTACACTATGTTTGTCATCGTCATCAGATGTATGATTTACATCAATCGTTGTTGTGTATTTATCAAAATAATCCTTGGCTGTAATAGTTAAAACTATCACTAATGCTGCTCTCAAAGAATTAAGTATAAAGGCATTTATTCGGTTAGTTGATTTAAAACCCTTAACCAAAGGAATATTAACCATTTATATTAACCTAACAATATAATTAAAAGTATTTAAACAGGACCATATTAACAGTAAAAATGAGTAATACTGTTAATATAGAAATTAGTGAGTTAGACCCAGATATTATCCCACCCATTACACGAAAGGCCTCCGATGCTAATTACAACGGAGGTTGTAAGCTTGTAGTCGTAGGTAAGCCAGGTTGTTTTGCCCCTGGAACAAAAATTCTAATGTATGATGGAACTGTAAAGTCTGTTGAATGTGTAAATGTTGGCGAACAAGTTATGGGAGATGACTCGACACCTAGGAACGTTCTAGAACTATGTAATAATACTGAAATGATGTATAAAATTACTCCAAACAAAGGAGAATCTTATGTAGTTAATGAAAATCATATATTATCTCTTAAATGTACTGGGTATAATAACATTCCTAAAGGAAAAATTATTGACATAACTGTTAAAGATTTCTTAGAAAAATCAAAAACATATCAAAAAAGGTTTAAATGGTTCCGTAATAGTGTTAATTTCCCCGAAAAAGAAGTTAGCATTGACCCCTATTTATTAGGATATTGGCTAGGAGATGGGACATCTTCATGTGCACAGATTACTACAGCAGATAATGAAGTAATTGATGTATTTTCTAAAAAATTAGAAGATTTAGACTTGATACTTAAAAAATCAGCATCTTCACCATATAGATATCAAATTAAACAGAAAAACTTCAGTAAAAGTAATAACCATTTTTTAAATGATTTACGTAACTATAATTTAATCAATAACAAGCATATACCTAATGATTATAAAATAAATTCTAGAGAAGCTAGGTTAGAACTTCTTGGAGGTATAATGGATTCTGATGGATATTACGATTATAAATCAAAAGGTTATGATATCACTCTTAAGAGTGAAACTCTACTGGATGATATTATATTTGTTGCTAGATCTTTAGGAATGTCAGCTTACAAGAAAAGTTGTATTAAGAGATGTACAAACTCCCCAGGACATGTCGGTACGTATTATCGTTGTTTTATAAGTGGAAAAACAGATGATATTAGGTGTAAGATATTAAGGAAACAAGCTGAAACACGAGTTTCTACCATTAATCACTTAGTATCTGGTTTTACTATTGAAAAATTACAAGAAGGTGAATATTATGGTTTTGTCTTAGATGGAAATCATCGTTTTTTGGGTGCAGATTTCTCTGTTCTACATAATACAGGCAAGTCGACCCTTATTAAGGCGCTACTTCACTCTAAAAAGCATATTATTCCTGTAGCAATGGCTATGAGTGGTTCTGAAGATAGTAATCATGCGTATAGCGAGATAATGCCGAGTACATTTATTTACAATGAGTATAATGAGGAAAAAATTGAAGATTTTATCAAGAGACAAAAGATAGCAATGCAACATCTACCAAATCCTTGGGCCGCTATAATCCTTGATGATTGTACCGATGATCCTAAAATTTTTAATAAACCACTCCAACAGGCAATGTATAAGAAAGGTAGGCATTGGAAGATGCTATATATTCTTTCCCTACAGTATGCTATGGATGTTAAACCTGTTATTCGTACAAACGTAGATGGTATTTTCATTCTCCGTGAACCTCTTCTTAAAAATCGTGAAGCCCTCTACAAGAACTATGCATCTATCATTCCAGACTTTACCACGTTTTGTGAGCTTATGGATCAACTTACAGATGATTACTGTGCCCTATACATTCATGGAGCGACACAAACTAATACATGGCAAGAATGTGTTTTCTATTGGAAGGCTCCTGTTGTTTCTAAAGATTGGAAGTTTGGATGCCAAGAGTATTGGGACTTTCATCATGCTAGATTTAATGAAAATTATAGAGATAATATTACAGGAATATAAAAGAACGATGGACGAAGTTTACTACGATGATAAACAGGGAATATGTGAAATAGTAGATGTATCATCCAAGTCCTCCGATGATATGATGAAAATAGTAGAAGAAAAAAACTTACCTAAGGATACAAAAGTCTTTGTATGTCTATCATTAGAAAATCCTGAGACTTTAATAACATTAGTTCCAGAATATGTAGATAAGGGTTTCTCTCTTCCAAGCATAAGAACGAAAAGCCCACTTAGCAATGATATTGGTATGTATATGTTGTGTTTGGAGAAAGTTGATATGAAATCTTCCTCCTTTAGTGGTGTTAAAACATCAGCAGCAAGTTCTAAAGATGTCTATGATACTGTGAAGAAATGGTCTAACACTACAGAATCCAACTGTGAAACAGCTTATTGTATATCAACAGATTCTATAAGACAACTAAGAAAATTATGTTTTATCAAACCAACACCAAACAAAGATAGTAGTATGACTCAAAAAGAACAAGCTGGGGCAATGTATGTGTCTGAGACAAAAAATAATATCAATGTATTAAAGATAAACCAAGATAAAATGATAGAGGGTGAAGAACAGGGTGTTCCTATAGTTGAAGCTCTATATAACTTTCATTCACATCCAAAGGAAGCTTATATAACAAACAAGGTTAACAAAGCATG